GAAGCGTTCTACCGTTACAGAACCTTCGTAACGTAAGTATACGTGTTCCTGTGGCATGATGGAACCAATTTGGTAAACACCTTGAGTACCGAATGAACGTTCAGAGCTGATAGATTGAGCGCGAGCAATCGGAACGTTTTTAATCATAAAGTATACGGTATTTGCCGATTGGACAGTTTGGTTAGCTAAACTTGCCATATATTCATTCACTCCTATTATTAAATTTTAGTAGAGGGGAACTTGTCCCCTCCGATTATGCTGATAAGTGGTTATCTTTGTAAGATAGATACACGTTAATGTAGTCTAATCCTTGTGTTGGTTGTACAGCGATGTTGATGATTGCTGTGTTACCGTTGATAACTACTTGGATGTCTTCTGGGCTGTAGTTAACGATTAAACCGTCTACGTTCTTTTGAACATCTAAGAATGACTCGATACGGTTCTTGATGATAGATGCAGAAGTGTTACGGATACGAGTCCCGATAAATTCTTCATCAAGTACTGTACGTAACTCTGTAGTTAAGAAGTCAGAAACCTCTCCTAAAGAGATACGGTTTTGTACAGGCTCATCAATACGGTTGTATGTAGTCGGGTCAGAAACGATACGGTAAGTTGAACCTTTACGGTTACGAACGAACTCGGACATTACTACCCCTGATGCATCTAATTGGTCTAATTGCTCACCGATGTATTTCTTACCTAATGACTCGATGTTCATTTTTTTGTAAGTAATCGGTTCACCTACAGGTAGTCCACTTGCTAAACCTGCTACTTGTGCTGCGTACATGTAACCCGGAGCTTTGTATACTCGACCATCCGCCATACGACGAACTACATCGTCACCTACAAGGGCAACACGAGCGTTACGGATGTTTGCTTGACGTGCTTTAAGGCTTTCGAATGTTTCATCTAAGCCGCCGCCAACGAATCCGCGTAACTGGTTACCAGAGTTAGATTCTGTGCGTAAGAAGTGAGAAAGCTCTGCATGGATAGATTCGCTTGCTGTTAATGGTACGATGTAATAACCACCAACGTCCGCTACTTTAAGGAATAAGTCAGCCCAAGAAGTAGGAGAAGCACCTGTTGAACCTCCAGCTAAACTAGTTACTGGGATTGAAGCTGGAGCGCCTTTAACGAAATCTACTTCAACACTTACGTAACGGTCAGCAGCTAATACGTTAGCTAAGTCAGCCGCAATCGCTTTGATTGGTGCTGGTGTATCTTTTACTAAGTCTTTAGCCGCCATCACGTCAAAGTATTGCGTTTTAACGTTCTTATAGCCTCCTAGACCGTTCATAGCAGCTTTAAAGTCTGGTAAGTTATTAATGTCATTGATAAGCGTATTAACGTCCTCAAAGACTCCTGTACCTAACTCGTAAGATTTAACTTCTGCTAATGAAGCTGTATCCGCACCAACCTTTAAGATTAACTTCTCTGCTAGTTTAGTAGTAGCGTTTACTTTTACCTCAACACTAGCTTTTTGTGCGCCTTTGTATGTAAGGTCGAAGATGTTACCGATGTTATCGTATGTTTTTTCGTAACTCTCTTTTGTGAAGTAAACAGTGAATCGTTTAGAACCTGTTAAAGCGTTGTCTGATAACGCGATTTGAATGTTGTTTGCATCTGCGCCATATACGTTAGATGTAAATTTCAATCCAAGATTTGTTAGTGTAGCTTGTTTTGCATCGTCAGTACGTACAGCATAAATTTTACCTGCGCCGTTAAGACTTAATGCCGGGTTCCAAGCCATCTCGATAGCATCTACTAACTCACCACCACGGAATGCGGTACGAGCTTGTGCTAAGTTTGTTAATTCTACTGGTTCGTTAGGTTTACCATCTAAAGCTGAACCAAGAATGATAATTGGTTTTTCACTTTGAGCGTTAGCAGAACCTAAAGCTGTTGAGTCCAAGAATACTTCTGTACGTGGACGTTTTCTATTGAAACCATATGAAACTGCCATATATGTAATCTTCCTTTCCTATGTATGATTATTTTAAATTAAAGTGTTGCTTAAGTTTTTCTAAGAAAATTAATTCATCTCTTTGATAGTGTTGTCCATTCATTAATGCTTTGAATCCAGCCAATTGAGTGTCACTTAAATCGTATAAGTGTTTCGCAGTTTGGATGAATGTATCAATGTGGACGTAGGGTTT